ACCCATTATCCTAGTCCTGTTTTAAGACCTGTCTCTTGGCCACTGAACAATGAACGTCTGCCGTATCGACCAGAAACTTTAGTACGCTTTCTCTTTGCTTCCTTCTCTGCTGTTGTTGGTTTAAGTCCTGCTTCGGTTGTTGATAATGAAGCTCTGCCTGTGCCTGCTTTAGACTTCTTTGCTGCATCTAGCTTAGTATCGACCTTTGCCGTTTCACTACGCACTCTGTCTCGATAAATAATAGTAGGTGCTGGTGTTGGTGGTGCTTTAGGTTTGCTGAATAATCCGCCCATTTTGTTTCTCCAAATAATTAAATAACTGCCAAGCTGTGAACAGAAACCATTTGCGAACCCCTAGTATTGCTTTCACTTGTTCTACACAAGTGCTTACAGTAGGCCAAGGCGCTCTTATTCGTTTTGAGTCTCGCCACACTTTGAGATACAGTATAGCACTACAATCTGTATTTGCAACTACATTTAGTATTGAATCGTACTTACCAAAATTAAGCACATCAATGTCAGTGTGTCCTAAATGTGGATAATAACCAATCCAGTTAAAGCCATCCCATCTAACCGCATAACAATGCCTAAAGCCTGGCTGTAAATACTTAGCCCACCAGTATTGCATATCACCTTGTTCAAAGACGATGAACCAATCAATAAATGACTGATCCCAAGTATCGAGTAGTGCTTGTTGTTTAAGCCACACTAAAACACACTCCACTCTTGTTTCATTACTGCTTGCGTATTCAAACCCATTTCCTTTTTATCTCTCCAGGCTACTGCAAAGTATCTCCAGCTATCACCACCATGTGAACTCCAGTCATGAAGCGGCCTGTCTTTAAAAACCCTTTTGTCCTCGTCATACTCGCAACGGTAATAGCTCAAGGCCCTCAGTCCATCAGCGCAGCGTTTCTCGTCAAAGTAACATCTAGGGAATATTCGTCTTGCTGCTTCAATACCGTCCATGATCGGAATGTTTGGCGTTACTCTGAACACAATACCCATCTGTCTTGCTTGATCCTTTCTGGTCTTGCCGCTTGTTAGTTCTCTTACCTGGATGTCATGTGGTGCGAAGTGATCCTTGAAGGTGATTGAGTGTTTATCTCTGAAGTCATGCAAGTGGTTGATGTAGTGTTGTAGTCCTTCACCAGAGTTCTCATAGTAACTGATAACTCTAAGCTCTGTTCCTGCTTGCTGCACCATCCATATTGCTGTTGCGTCTGCTATGCCTAGATCCCAGAATGTACTGACTGGAAGTATTGGATCAATAGGTACTCGACCTATGCGCCCACCTTCTCTTGCAGCCTCGATCTGCTTGCCGTAGTATGTTCCTTTCTGATTCTCTAAACACTCACCTTCCCAGATGTGATCGTACAACACCTTGTCTAGCTTCATTAGGTGCTTGCGTTCCTTCTCTAGTTCTTTTGGAAACCATGGGTTGTCCGACCAGTTCACCTTCACAACATAAGAATCTTCTGGTGGATTGAGTACGAACCTTTGGTATGTTGGATCTAATTCATCACTAGGGTTGAAGCTTAACCAGATCTCTGAGTTGTTCTTACGAATAGTTGGGATCAATGTATCCCATGAAGTTGATGATACCTTCTCAGCTTCTTCCACCCACACACGATCAATACCTTCCATTGACTTAATCTTGGTAATGTTTGATTTCAGTCCTTCAAAGATGAAGCGACTACCATTGCGGCCAAGGATCTGAGTCTTTTGTACTTCAAAGAACGGATCTAATCCCATGCGCTCTATTGTGTCTGCTAAGATCTGGATCACTGAGTCCTGGATTGATCGCTGCATTTCTCTAGCGCAAAGTATTCTAGTCTTTGTTTGATATGCCTGCATGATCAGCAGCTGTGCTATTGACCAAGACTTACCAGAACCACGACCACCATAAGCAACCTTGTATCTACTTGGCTGCATGAACGGTTCAAATTCTTCAGTGATCTGGATCGTTAGTTCGCTCATGCAACCTTTCTAGCAAACTCTGCTCTGACATTCTTTAGTACATGACAGATAATATCAACCGTCCAACCATTACCAAGCATCTTGTATCTCTGTGTATTTGATACGCCCTCGGTATATCCATCGGGAACGGTTTGTAAACGCTCACATTCCATTGGTGTTANTTTGCGNTANGTTGGTGGNNNAACAACAACATTGTCTTTTTGAACGGTGGTCAAAGTATTAGTCTTACCATCTTGTCTAATTTCTAGCCTTTGTTCTGTCTTACCTGCAACACTGCCTTTATGGTCCTGACGTTTTCCATCTTTAATATATCTACCACGCCAAGCGCCACATAGGACCTTTGCATGAGTATTACCACCACCACAAGTATTAAGTGTTGGTGATTTACCACTATCAGCATAGACACGTTTAATAGATTCATTGCCTTTAATATCTGTTGCGGTTGCTGCGTGATGACACGTTGAGTCTTTATTAAATTCTTTCAGTTCGCAAGGTCTATATTCAACACAACCGTTTAATTTATGCGGCCAACTTGCAACCACACAATTAGATTTATCGTCTTTACGAATATTTAACTGTGCTTCAATACCTCGTTTAGTTACTTGGTTGCGTTTTGCCGCACCCTTTACAGAAACACCACCTTCTAAAACATCTTTCAACACAATACCTTTATCTTCTGGTTGTTCAATGTTTGGTATGTTAGTCCAATACAATCTAACCCTATTCTGTGCTGATAATAAAGATGAATTAATCATTATCGGCTTAACACCTAAATGCTCACTAATAACGTCTTGATATTCTTGTTTCATTCTTACATTCTCAAGCAGAAAATACTTAGGCTTAGTTTCTTCAAGTAATCTAACGAACTCAAAGAACAATGCTGATCGAGGGTCATCAAAGTTTAACTGTTTACCAGCAAAACTAAATCCCTGGCAAGGCGAACCACCCATCAACAAATCAATCGGTGGCAAGTTCTCACCCTTTAGAGCGCACACGTCACCCATCTGGATTGTATTCGGAAAGTTCTTGCGTGTTACTTGCATCCCGTACTTATCAATCTCACAAGCCATGTATCGATCAACTTCAAACCCTGCACGCTGTAGTGCCAACTGACCGCAACTCATGCCGTCAAACAAACTTAATACATTCACTTATGCACTACCTCAACTTTAATAATTGCTGGCATCGGATTGTCTGGATCATTACTCATTACTTGTTTGTCCATGCCATGTATTCTAGCCTTAACATTCAATGCTGATATAGCCGCAGCAGGCTGTCCTAACTCTCTTGCAAGTTGACGATCTTCTTCTAATTCCTTGGTTAAAGATTCCACTGTAACCTCGAACTTTTTATTCAATCTCTCTTGTAGTACAGCTATTCTCGCCCCTATATCGTCCTGGTTCACCAGTTGGTAAGCTTTATTGTTGATTGTAGTTGGAAGCATATTTTCTGAATTATATGCAGCACGATAAGCATCGCTTTGATTGCCTGTCTTTATGAACTCATGACAGAATTTTTCTTGTTTAGGTGTTAGTTTCTTTTTCTTCAATGTGTTTCCCCAGTTGTAAGTCTCTCAAGCCTAACCCAAGCTTAGTTCTTATTAATTCGTTACCTGTTCTCTCTACTGCTTCGTTCTCTATGTATGTGCATAGTTCAATGAAAGTTTCCCTTGATTGTCCTGCGGATTTATACAAGTGGGCAAGTTCTTCGAGTGCAAGTTTTGTTTGCTTGTAGTTTTCAGCTATTAATTCAACGATTGCTTCGTCAATAGTCTTATTGATCATGTTCTCACTTATCTTTTTTTTCATACTCTCTTGTCTCTATCTCTAAGTATTGAGCCTCTTGTGCTAGGTCGTCTATTTCGTGGCAATTATGTCTGCCTTCGTTTTTTAGTTTGAGTATCTTCTTGGCCATACATCTGACTTTTTTTAAGATCTGCTCTGTTGTGTGCATCATCTGTTTATTCCCCAAATAATTAATTGTTCTATAACTTCTTGAACTGAGTGAACCACACCAACCTCTCCGCCAGCTTGTTCAATCCTTTCGATCATTGCTTTCTGAGTTATGCTCAATGCACCTGCTCTGGTGTCTGTCTTTGGTTTTTTAACTTCCAAGAAGTATGCCATTGAATCATTCACTATAGCTATATCTGGTACACCGCTCTTAACCCCTTCTGCCTTTAGTTTCTTAGCGGTTATTAGATTACGATTGCCCCCATTTGGAACGGCATACCACATCAAACCCCTAACATCTAGGTACTGAGCTATGGCTACTTGGACTTGTCTTTCAGTTTCTCGCATAACTGTTCAATGTCCTGTGCCAGGTACATGGTTTCGTTTTCTTTAGTCACTCTGGCAATCTTCTGAGAAAGCTCAAGTATTTGCTTAATTAACTTTTCCATTTTTCCCTTTCACTTTTTTGCGTGTTGGTGTCCAAGGGTTGTGTTTAATACCCACTTGCAATTCGATCTTCTCAACCCTTTTGCGTAATTCTTTAATTAGTGTTTCCATCAATATCCCAAATTAAAATAACTAAAAATGCAACCCATAACAGTGCTGCGCCTACTAAATATTCAAACATAACCCATTGCCTCTATATACAAATCCTCCGGTCTTGGCAAGGTGATCCCCAGTTGTGCCATTTCCATGTCTATCTTTTCTAAAAAATCCTTAAATTCCTTAACTTTTAAATTCTTAGAGCTTGGCTCTTTGATGTCTCCATCTTCATATTCAATTCTGATTAAGAATTTGTGCTTAAACCCAGTGTGCAGTCCTTTGTGCCACTTACTATCCTCAAAGTAATCATGCACTGGCATCCCTGTTTCTTGATTGATAATGCCTAACCACATCCAATACAGTTTGTTTTGCTTTTGTGATCGGGTGTCTTTGTCCTCTCTGATCTCAATGACTGCTCTTTGAGCATCAGGGTATTGGCTAAAGTGACTAACAATCATTGCCTCAACAATGTGTCTTTTTTCTTTGCTGCGTTGGATTATTCTTTTCATAAAAAATTCACACAAACAATCACAATAGCCAAAGCCACAAAAGGCAATTTGAGGCACGTATGGCACTCAATAATTTTCTTAATCATGTCTTATCAACCCCTGCTTAACCAATAACTCTTGAGTGCGTTTCATGGCTAGTAGGCCTTGATAATCTAACCACTCGATCTCATAGTTCATGTTCTTGCGTCTATCGTAAACTTCGTGGCAGGTAAAACAACTATAAAATCCATGAATATCAAGTGATTTCTGACCCATGCCAGCCCCATTGATATGAGCAAACACAGTGGTTTCGTTTTCACCACCGGATTGACAACCTTCGAGTCTTATCTGGCAAGGTTGTGCTTTTGCGGATTTAGTGATCTTGCTCATCTAACCCTCTTAACCGATAACTCAACAATCCAATTACATTTAACTTTTAAATTTGTCATCAAACAGTTGTCCATTAGTCTTAGTAAATAGCCATTGTTTAAGTTTTTATTGAGTAAATCAGTGGCTTTAAACCTGCCTAATCTGTCTGCCAGTAATAGCATTTCTTTAAAGATTGATCGAGTGTTGGGTAATAAAAAATCATTAGTCACAATGCCACTTTTCAAGGCTTGGTGGATTGAGTTATTGACAGCCATTTGGCCTATGACATCTTCCTCGTTCCAAATGATGTGTTCTTTTCTTATAGCCATTGCATTGACACCCCATTGTAATTATCAATCCACTGCAATGATTCATCGTGAAACCAAAATCCAAACTTCCCTGTAAATTCACCATTGCGTTGTTTATCAACAATGAATAAACCGTCTGGATCTGTGTATGAATACGAGCTTTTATTCTCAATGGCCTTTCTTTTTTCATCGTTCAAATGAATTAAAATTACATTAAATGCTAGGTTGGTGATTGAGGCAGAGCCTGATATGTCAAACTTACCAGGGATGTAGTTCTTTGCTCCTACTGGTGATTTCCGAGCATGAGTTACGAGGTGAATATGGATGTTAAATTCTTTGGCTTTGGTGCATAATTCAGCCACAAATCTTTTCTGTGTTTCGCCTTGTTCCTGATCCACACCACACATCATTAAACTATCAATCATTATGTGTTTAATGCCTTTTTGTTCTGCTGACCAATCAATCATGCTCATAATATCTTCTGATTGAACCACGTCTGTTTGATCGTATATCCACAAGCGTAAATCAGTTACATCTTCAAACTTCTGTCTAAAGTCTTGGGTGGGTTTTCTACCACCATAACCTTGTCTCAACATTCGTGCTATGGTCATGGATCCTTTCATTTCCATACTGGCAATTAATACGTTGGTATCTTTGGCTAACCATAATGCTGCTTGACCCATCACCAAGGACTTACCATTGCCATTGATACCTGACCAGATGGTTACTTCACCCATTCTAAATCTAAACAAGTTATGGGTTTTTTCCCAAGGTAACTTATCACCAGTTAAATGAACACCATCATCAAGCATTGCCATTGCTTCATCCAAGAAGTCACTAGCAGGTTTGATTAACTGACGTTGTGATTGAGATTTGTAATTTCTAAAATCATCAACAGAAACGTGATTCATAGTGCATGACTCCATTGATCAGCTTCTGCTGGTTTATCAAACGTATAGTCACACTTGATCGTTTGCCATTCATTTTTCATTATGACTTCCATGACTTGTTCAAAGCTCATGTTGTATTTGGTTGATACGGTATCAATATCATTAATCACACCACTTAATCCTTTTGTTGTTTTAAGTGGTTTTTTTATTTCCTTTCGATAATCAATTAATTTAATGGCTATTTGTTTTTTATCATTGTTAAATTTTGAAAGGTCAACACCTTTGTGTTTAGTGATTGTTTTAGGTAACACTTTGTTAGTTTTCTCTACCTGTACTCTACCTGTATTAACAGCTGTATCTATGCCCCTTACCGAATTGGTAACCGTTTGAGTTACCGAATTGGTAACCGTTTCGTTACTGTTTTGGTAACCGTTACCGAATTGGGTACCGTTACTGTTTTGGGTACCGTTTGAAACCTTAGTTTTCTTAAAGTTTTTAAGCTCTTTAACTCGGTATTCAGTCCATTGGCCTTTACCACCATTACCTGTTTTCTTAACCCAGCCTAAGTTTTCCAACTCAGTAGTAATTGTTGAAACTCTTGATAGTGGGTAACCAGTTCTGTCAGCTATCATCTGCCTACTAATTCTTGCTAGATTAGTGTTAGCCTTACGCCAAGAGAAAATAGCCATTAACACCCTAATTTGTCTGAGTGTTAATCTATCATCAGTCATTATTTCTGGTGGTAAATATAGATTTGGTATGTCAATCATAGCTCAGTATTTCCTAAACCTGCCGTAAGTCCGCTCAATTTGTTACTTGGTTCAGCACTGGCTATTGCAGCAGCCTGAGTGGACAATA